TGTGGCGTTTGTTTGAAACTGTAGGTAAGAAACAACAGATTTTGGAATATTTGCCTCATTGGTCTCTGCGTGATACACGAAGTTGGATTGATGCGAAATTAGATTTTCCAAAGAAAAATGGGTTCTGCCCAATTGAAGATGAAGAATTGTGGGCCCAGAATTTCAAGCATCACGATAGTGCTTGGGATGTATTGGCTGATGTGATGAGATTGCAACGAATTGACCGCGCTGAAAATCTCGACTAAATATTATGGAGAAGCATATGCACACAGATACAGGTATCGCAAAGTTTAACGATACTACACACAGAGGAAATTTAAACATGCCAAAATCTAAAATGGGCCTTGGTATTATAGGCAAAGGTTTTGTTGGTGGGGCAGTCTACGAAGGATTCAATACCAATAACGTACACATTAACGTCGTTGATCCGGTACATTCTACTTTGTCCTTAGATGATCTGGCCGATATCAATCCAGATGTAATGTTTATTTGTGTCCCTACTCCGGTCGGTAGTGGTGGTGCTGTAGATGCCAGTTTGATTAGTACTACTTTGCATAGACTCAATAAACACCAATATGAAGGTATTGTGGTCATTAAGAGTACTGTATCTGCTTCTGTGTTGAATGCTTATGTTGAGACATATCCGAATTTGAATATTGTCTACAATCCAGAATTCTTGACTGAGGCGAATGCCAATGATGATTTTATTAACCCACCTTTCCAAATTTTTGGTGGTGATTGGGATTCGTGCAGCAAAGTAGAAGAAATGTATATTCGATACAGCAAGGTCAAACCTGTGCCCACATTTAAAATGGATATCAAGGCTGCAAGTTTTCTGAAATATACTGTCAACAGTTGGTTGGCAACAAAGGTTACATTCTTCAATGAACTGAGACTTCTCTACGATACATACAACATGGAAACACCATGGGAAGAGTTCGTCGGAGTATTGGCACACGAACCACGAATCGGTGCATCACATATGAATGTACCTGGCCCAGATGGTCAGTTTGGTTTCGGTGGAAATTGTTTCCCGAAAGATACACGGGCATTTGTAGAAGAATCCCGAAATTCTTCTATGCTGACCCTACTGAATATGGCAATTCAACTTAACAATTCAATGAGACAAAACATCCAACTAGAAGAGGTGAAAAGATAATTATGGATGAGATTCTACTCAACGCACTCGAAAAGCACTACGAAGGTCAAATTGCCTACTATAAGGCAAACATTAATGTGTACCTTAAGAACTCTGTAGGTATTGGTGAACACCCAGACATTATGGAAGCATTATCTAGTTCTATGTCTAAATTGGCAGAAGCAGACGAAGGGCTTGAAACACTTCGCAAATACTTTCGATAATAAAGGCTATAAATTATGGAATTAAAAATCAGTACCGAAGACCTTAGACAATACAGTCTCTTTGTGGGTACTCCGATGTACGGTGGTAACTGTTCTGGTCTTTTTACTAAGTCGTGCACAGATCTTTCTTTGGTTTGTGGTGCTCATGGAATCCCGCTCAGGTTTTATTACCTATTCAATGAAAGTTTGGTTCAAAGGGCTCGTAACTATGTCGTAGACGAGTTTATGCGTTCTGACTGTACCCATCTATTATTCATTGATTCGGACATTGGTTTTCAGGCAAGAGATGTTCTTGCAATGCTAGGTATTCAAGGATCAGATCCCGAAAAATATAATATCGTGACCGGTCCATACCCCAAGAAAACCATCGCATGGGAAAAAGTCTCTAAGGCTGCAAAACAAGGATTTGGTGATGAAGATCCGTTTCAGTTAAATCAATTCACCTCAGATTTTGCAATCAATCCTGTAAAGGGTTCACAAAGTATGAAATTATCAGAACCCATTGAGGTCGCAGAGGCTGGAACTGGCTTTATGCTTATTCCACGAGAGGTACTTGAAAAGTACCGAGACGCATATCCAGAACTATCATATAGACCTGATCATGTTCGAACAGATAACTTTGATGGTACTCGGGAGATCACAGCTTTCTTTGATTGTGTGATTGATCCAGAGACCAGACGTTATCTTTCGGAAGACTATTTCTTTTGCAAAATGGCACGAAAGGCTGGAATCTCAGTGTGGATGTGCCCATGGATGCAACTGAATCATGTTGGCTCTTATATCTTCCAAGGTAATATGGCTGCAATTAGTCGCATTGGTGCATCAGCCACTGCAGACAAAAGTGCTAGTCGAAAGAGTTACAAAAAGAAGAAAAAGGGTTGACATTTAACGTGTTCTGTTATATAATGACAACACAAAATTGAAAGGAGAAATCTTTGTTATGAAATTCAGTGACCGTACACTTACCATTCTTAAGAGTTTTGCAGGCATCAACAAGTCAATTCTTATGAAAGAAGGGTCTGTGCTTAAAACCATCACCCCCGAAAAAACCTTGATTGCTATTGCAAATATTCCCGATGAGATTCCCTCAGAGGCTTGTATTTACGATATGTCAAGATTTTTATCAATTTTAAGCCTTTATGAAGATCCCGATGTGGAGTTTCATGATAAATACTTTATTATCTCAGAGGGTCGTCGGCGTACGAAGTACATATATGCTGACATCTCTATGATTCACACTCCGCCTGAAAAAGAGATTTCGATCCCTTCCGCAGACGTTGTTGTTGATGTAAAATGGGATGATCTACAGTCCGTACTGAAGGCAGCAGGTGTTCTTCAGTTTAGTGAGGTCGCATTTGTTGGCGATGGTGGCAAATGTTATCTCAAGGCAATCGACAGTACTACCGAGAATGCTGACGACTATGATGTCGAAATCGGTGAAACTGGCGATACATTTAAGATTATTTTTAAAACTGATAACCTTAAATTGCTACCTCAAGACTACCGGGTTACGCTTTGCAGCAAAGGTATCTCAGAGTTTAGAGGCAAGGATGTCACATATTTTGTGGCAATTGATTCTAAGTCGACTTATAACAAAGGATGAAACACATGAATGATCAACAACAGCAACAAGAACAGGTAACTATCCAATTGGCTGATATCGCCACACTGGTACAGGTTATCGATGTAGTATCACAACGTGGTGGTTTCCAAGGCCAAGAATTGGCCGGTGTTGGAATGCTCCGCAACAAGCTCGAGATGTTTGTTCGTCAGAACAGCCCCGAGCAAGATGGTGAGGCTGCAAAATCGGCCGGTGCCGCACCAGTAGATGTGGACGTTCCACCTGAAGGTCCTCTCGCTGACAAATTGGTTGGATAACAATCGGTTTATAGGGGGACTTCGGTCCCTCTTTCTTTTTTTATTATGTTTTTATTTGATGAAGGTTTTATATTATGGCCGTTGATGCTAAATCAAACGAAGTGTTATGGGTTGAAAAATATCGACCCCAGGTAATTGATGATACCATCTTACCCGAAAAAATGAAACAGACTTTTCGCAAATTTGTGAAAGACGAAAATGTCCCTAACCTCTTACTCACAGGTGGACCCGGTGTTGGAAAAACTACAATCGCCAAGGCTATGCTTGACGAGCTTGGTTGTGATTATGTTGTTAAAAATGGCTCACTCAACGTCAATATTGACACACTCCGATACGAAATATCAACGTTTGCCTCCTCCGTTTCCCTCGCAGGTGGTCGGAAATATGTTATATTCGATGAGGCGGACTACCTTAACGCTTCATCTGTCCAACCCGCCCTCCGTAACTTTATAGAAGAATATTCTTCTAATTGTGGGTTTATCTTTACCTGCAATTTCAAAAATCGTATCCTTGCTCCCCTCCGCTCTCGACTTTCTGAGATAGACTTCTCTATCGAACAATCAGAGCGACCCCAACTTGCCATGCAATTCTTCAAAAGAGTTAACACGATTCTTCAACAAGAGAATGTCGACTTCGATAAGAATGTGGTTGCCAAGGTGATTGAAAAACACTTTCCTGATTTTCGACGTGTCTTGACTGAACTCCAATCATACGCTGCTTCTGGTAAGATCGACGAGGGTATCTTTGTCAATCTGAAACAAGAATCTATTGATGAACTCTTTGCTCTTTTGAAGGCAAAAGATTTTACCAATATGCGTAAATGGGTTGGTAATAACTCTGACCAAGATATGAATGAAATGTTTCGTCGAGTCTATGATGCAGCTACCGATCGTGTTGAATTCAGATCACTGCCCGGGTTTTGTGTAACACTTGCCGATTATATGTACAAGGCAAATTTTGTTGCTGACCTTGAGGTTAACATGGTCGCTTTTCTCACTGAGGTGATGATTGAGAGTGAATACAAATAATGCCACTGATTGATCCGTACCATGTTTCAAAAGAAAAGGCTGCAGAACGCAAAGAGATTTGTAAATCCTGTGAATCATACTTGAAGCTGACGGATCAGTGTAAAGAGTGTTGGTGTTTTGTTACTCTTAAAACAAAATTCAAATCACACTTAGGTGGCAAATGTCCAAAAGGGAAATGGTAATGCTTAGAAAGAAAGTTGAATGTTTTAACTGCCACGAAATTGTAAAGGCCAAGACGGCCTACATTATCAAACTAAATACATTAGAAGGTGCTCACGAAGTTAAAATGTGTGAACCATGCGCAATGCAGTTTGATGAACTAATGAAAGAAATAGAAGAAATTAAAAATGACCCTGCCATATGAACGTAGATGGGCAATTAATAATACTAGACAATTTCTAGTCGATTTAACAGACCCAAAGAAAACTCCACGGGTACCCAGTGCCGTAAGAAAAGAAGCATATCGTTGCTTAAAGCACTACCCAGGTGACTACCATATGGACGAAGCAAGAAAGGCAGCACCCGATGTCTTTGGTGACTGGGAGGATATGAATCATGGCTAAAGATTACAACCCGTTTGATTTTATGAATGCAGCTTCTTTCTCTAAGGCCAATCTCATTGGTGACGATGAGAACCCAGAAATGACTGAGAAGCTATATGCAGCCTATATTGTGAATAGAGGCTTTGCTAATTTTGATGATACCATTCTACACGCGAATGAAATGAATATGAGACCAGATTTGTTTGCAGCCGCGCAGTTTGATTATTATCGTGGTGCTCTTCGTAAACGAAAGAGATTTTCCAAATGGCCAAAGGCCGATAAAAATGAGGATCTTGATGCTATTCAGACTGTATACCAATGCAATAGAACGATTGCCAAGTTATATCTGAAAGCCTTATCGAAAGATGATCTAAAAACGCTACATGATCGCCTACAGGTGGGTGGAGTCGGTAAATGATAAATACACAGAATGGTACTGTGCCATTTACGACACTACTAACAATTATTATAAAGGTGACTTTTAATCATGGACAACGAGGATATTTTTAGAGGCGTGGGTATTGAAGTACGACTACCAACTGAAGATAGCTTCCTTAAGATAAAAGAGACTCTTACCCGTATCGGGATTTCGTCTCGTAAAGAAAAGAAGCTGTATCAATCATGTCATATTTTACACAAGAAGGGTAGATACTCTATTCTGCACTTCAAAGAGTTGTTTATCTTAGACGGTAAGCATAACACATTCACAGAGGAAGACCAAGCGAGACGAAACACAATCGTTAATCTACTCGAAGAATGGGAACTACTTGAAATAGTAGACAAAGAAAAAACCAAAGAGCCGGTTGCTGGACTCAATCAAATCAAAATTATCTCTTATAAAGATAAAAGTGACTGGGAGCTTGCTGTAAAGTATAACATTGGCAAAAAGTGAGTTGATTATGAATATATTTAAAGTGAATGAGCGAGCTGAGATTCCACAGTTTGCTACAAAAGGTTCGGCATGTTTTGATGTAAGGGCATGTCTACAAAAAGGCCAATATTTAAAATCTTACAACAACTGGAACAAAGAACAAAAGATTCTCGTGAAAGGAGTTGGTGGTGCACAAGATGCATTTCAACTCCCACCGGGAATACGATGTTTAGTACCTACCGGGTTAATTTTTGATATTCCGTGGAAACACGTGTTGAAACTATACATTCGCTCAAGCGTCGCACTGAAGAAAGGTTTGATTCTTTCTAATGGTACGGGCATTATCGATTGTGATTACGTCAACGAGTGCTTCATAATGGTATCAAACGTGACTGATAGTTTGGTGACAATCGAACACGGTGAGAGAATAGCTCAAGCCATGCTTGAAGAAACCATTTCATATGATATCAGCCCAACCGATAAAGAACCACTTCAAAAAACTGACCGTGTAGGTGGTTTTGGTTCAACCGGTGTATAAATAGATTCGTGAGATGCCGATAGGGTCTCACACAATCGATGGGTATATACCATCACTACAATTAAACTCTTGCTTAATATAAGGAGAAACTAATGACTGGTTTAAACATTAACCACCTCACCCCCTTCACTGTAGGTTTTGACAGAATGATTGATCGACTCGAAACGATGTCCGATCACATGAATCGAAACAATACAGGATTCCCGCCCTACAACATTCGTAGACAAGACGACAATTTCTTTATTGATCTGGCACTTGCTGGACTTGATAAGGATGATGTTGAGATAGAAGTAGCAGATGGTAATCTGACTGTTCGTTCCACATGGGATGAGCAAGGTGACTACTTCAATGCCGGTGGAGATATGCTTCACCGTGGTATTTCTTTCCGAAAATTCACTCGTAACTTTTCTGTTGCAGAAGATATTGAAGTGAAAGATGCTCAATTTGTCAATGGTCTTTTAACGATTCACTTGGAACGTGTGATTCCAGATGAGAAAAAGCCCAAGAAGATCAAAATCAATGGTGACAAAACACTCTTAACTGAGTAGTATTTGCAATTTTATTATGGAGATATAATATGGTTTTAAGTGGACGACGTGTACCTTCTATCACATTTCAAACTCGTGTACGAGATGAATCTATCGGTGGTGATAACCCTTATCGCTGGTCGACGCTCTCAACGAACGATATTTGTAATGGAAAAAGAGTGGTAATCTTTTCTTTGCCGGGTGCTTTTACCCCTACGTGCTCTACCTTTCAGGTTCCAGGTTTTGAAGAAAACTATGATCTGATTCGTGAGCTTGGTGTTGACGAGGTCTATTGTGCTTCGGTTAACGACTCATTTGTAATGAATAAGTGGGCAAAAGATCAAGGCGTTGAAAAGATTAAAATGATTCCCGATGGTACAGGAACATTTACTCGACAGATGGGTATGCTTGTAGACAAGTCTAATCTTGGATTTGGTATGAGATCGTGGCGATATGCCATGGTAGTGAAAGACGGTGTAATAGAAAGGTTCTTTGAAGAGCCTGGTATGAGAGATAATGCGACTGATGATCCTTATGGAGAAACTGCTCCACAGGTGATCATTGACTATTTGAAGTTACACAGCTATTAAGAAAAGTGGCTAGTTTGGGGGAGCTTCGGCTCCCCTTTTTTTATATCACAGTACGAGGATTTTTATCCACCCAATCCTATTAAGCCACCCGAGGGTCCTATGAATGGAGCATTTACAGTAGTCTGTGAGCTAGAACCACCATTGTAAGTTGTCGTTGGGCCAACCACATTATTGACTGTCTGCAGCACCATAGGTGCTTGATTAGCCGTTGTTGCAGCCGTGACAGTACCGAGCATATCATTAAGGAGT